TTCCCGCCCCACTCTGGTCTCCAGTTAGAATTTGCATAATATAATAGGGTTCTCCCGTTTGGTTCATACCAATCAACATGGAATTCTCCTTGAGTACCAAATGTATGCCCATTAGCATACACATCATACAAATCATAATCTTGTTGGGTTTTTTCCCTAATGATATTTAGAAGATAATCAGAAAAGTATGTGTCATCTAAAAGATCCATACGCCAAAATGGTATACCAAGAGAGTTATTATTCTCATCTACATGTGATCCATGTCCATGTCTCCATCGTGGTTCATTTATTTTAGATGTAATTCTTTCTACTACATTAAAAGAAAAAAACTTATCATATTGTATAATATCATTCATACTTGAATCCAACACACGAATACATCTCTCCTACCACATTTTACCTCATTTACCCTATGAAGTAAACTACCTGGATATATTACTGCTTTACCTTTTGATAATTTAATACTACGTTCATTCTCTATCACCAACTCTCCTCCATCATAATCATCATTAAGAAAACAAGTCATACTATAATCTGATCTCACCCCACCACACGGATTAGCATCATAATGATTATCATACATGCCACCAATGTCATACTTGACAAAATATATCTGTGACACTGCTGATATGGTAAGTGGCAATTTTTTTAATATTATATCACGACAATACATATTTAAATCTAAATTACCTGGTCCATCAAACACAGTCTGACAGACCTTATTGGTATCTAGATTACTTCTCTTACCATCTTCAAATGTGAGATGTTTAAAGTATTGTGTGATATGTGATAACTGCTCATCATTTAGTAAATCAATCTCACATATCATAGTTCATTTTCATCAACAAAGAATCTATCCCAATCTACTTCCACATCCTCATTAATTTTCAATTCTTTCATCATATCCAAAAGTTTCTGTGTGACTTTCTTGGTAGGAGCAATTCCTCTTTGTGCCAGATTGAACATGTTGACCTCTCTATTTTTAAAGAAATCAGTTGATGCTTGGGAATCATGCTTAACCCATTGGTTAGTATCATCAGCATCCATAAATGCAGGAGCATCTGTTACACCATCATCCAACTTTCCATCTACATATAGTTTCCTATATTTTGCTGGATCAATTGGAAATTTAAGGTTATATGTATATTTGAAATACTCTAACCCAGAGTTATTAAATTCTGGATTTGTTGGAGCAGGTGTAGAATTATCTCTAATCCACTTTCTCCACTTAATCCATTCTGCTTTTTCACCTTCGTAAGTATCTTCAATATCAGGAAGAATTCTCCAATCAGACAGATTTAACATCTCACGTTTCTGTCTTTTTAGTTTGTACATACGTTGCTCATAGAAAGCAACTTCTTTATCTACACCAGCAACTAAGGTATCAACTTTAAGGTTTTTAACCTCAATTACAACTTCAAAGAATGTTTTAACTAATTCATACAATTCTTTTGCCTGTTCTCCTGTGGCACCTGTAAAAGAGTATGTTTTTAAGTAATTGCTTTCAGTAGCAAAATCATACTTTACTCTTTTCCTTTGACAGAAATATGTTCCATCATTAAAATATTGAAAGAACTCAAGCATGTCTTTATCAGTATGCCAAAATTCATCAACTGATGTGCTTAAGAATTTTTCTTTAATTTCAGCATCCATCTTATATCGCTTACCGTTATACTCGGTAGGCAGCAAGGTAAATCCCGAATCAGAACTTCCACCTTCTAGTATGGTATCGTTTGCGAAATCAACTTGAATGAGAGCTATTTTTTGTTCCATGGGTCGTTAATTACGTTTAATGTACCATCCTGTCAAAATATATTTATCTTCAGTCAGGACAGTATTGCCTTTATGTGTATGTGTATATCCTGCTGGCCAAATAACTACCGTACCTGCCGTTGGTTTAATTCTTCTTCTTTGATATAAAAATTCTGTTTCTGCCTCACCATCTGGCATATCATTTAGATATATCATCCACACGATTTCTCGCATAGCATGTGCTTCATCAGAGTCTTCATAATGCCAAAGATGATATCCACCACCAGGAGGTGTTTTTTGTATTTTAATATCAGAAGAAATCAAACTGGTTTTAGTTAAGGACTGATACTGTGAAATATAGTGTAATACACAAGATCTCAATATTGAATTGATCTTAAGCACCAGATCTCTATTGACATAGTTTAATATAAATGCCATGTCTTTTCGGTTCATCTCACCACCGTATAAATCAGCTGATTTAATAACACGATCGGCACTATCTACTTGAGATAAATCTAGACTAGGGTTAATAACACATGCTTGTTCAATAGTATTATCAATAAACCCACGTATTTCATCACATACTGGTCGGGGCATAAAGTTTTCCCAGACACCAATAAAATCATTAAATTCAACTTTAGTTATATTAGGGTCAAGCATTAATTCATGCGGTCTATAATCAGGTAGTTTCATTCTAATATGCTTTGATGATATATTTAGTCTTATGAAATGGGTTGAGAATTGGTACTTGAATCTGTGGTGTCATTGTAACACTGGGAACTGGTTTAGCAAAACTACTATTCCAATTAAATGTCGCATCTGTCATGTCCATAAAAATATCTGCTTGAGTAAATACCAAGTTAAGTTGAGTTACACCATTTCCCAGTCCTGATGTAATAGTACCAGCGCCACCACTATTACCAGAACTAAAGTCTAACTGAGCATTCTCAACAGGATCTTCTGTAAGGAAGTGAGAGTGTGCGTTTGTAAATCCGCTAGTGGGGATATATTGATCAATTGTAAATCTAGTTGTTTCAGTATCAACAACAGCAGCAGAAGGATTTGGTTCGTTACCATTAGTAGATGTTAAAGATGCTCCAGCCAAACCACTGACAGGAGATATCCACCAAGTCATAAAATCAACTGTTGCTTGATCATCATCATTTTCTGGTCCAAAATCAGATTGACCAGTGGCTCCACTTGGAACATCCACATTAACTTCCCAATTAGTTGGTAAATTAGCAGCTGCCCAGTCTTTCAAATTAAAACCATTACCGTAATATAATTTCATCTCATTTTCAAAAACTCCAAGACCACCAATAAAGTCTGCCCATTTCTGCGCGATATCATCAGAACTTCCAACCTGGTTTCTATAAGTGGTCTTTCCAGTTTGACCACCAAACATACCTCTACCAGCAGGAGGTCCCCATTTAATTAAAGGATCTCCGCCATCACTATCAGGAAGAGCGGAAACAAATGCATGATCATGTAAAGGAACATTTACTACGACATCTTCCAATGGACCAATTATACCACTAACTTGACCAGTAACTGAAAATACGATGTCATCAGTGATTGTTTCAAGACCAGATACTCTTACTGTACCCAAAGTAAAAAATTCACTATTTACTCCACTAGTTCCTGTTCCCTGAATTTGTTCTAATGGTGGCGAACCCAAAACATCTACTTTATCAAAGTACCAATATCCACCTTCAGCACCAACATCAAGAATAGATCCACCACTATCAATTGGCAATGAAGTAGAATTACCTCTACTAGCATCAACTTGACCAGTTCCACACAATCTTCTATTTCTATAATCAGGAATATTAAAACTAGATCCAGACCCACCATAAGTGTATTGAATTATATCAAATAACATAAAATATTGAGTAGTGTCTAAAGATTGACCTTCACATTTAATAAATCCTGGATATCTAGAGTTTAAATCTCCATCTAAATCACCATATCCAAGTACTGTATTTTCTTTAAGGACAGGCAATACAGTGCCAATAGGATAACCATCAAATTTTTCTACTTTCTTACTATACCAAACACCTAGATTATCTGGTGGTAGAGGTGCTACGGCATAAGTTGTCGCTGTCCAAGTAAAAGGATTGTTCAAAGATCCTGTGCCCACTGTGACTACCGTAGACTGTGGAGTATTAAGATTTACTGACGTTAATAGTACCAAAGAAAATGACGTATTTACATTGGGATCAAAAGTTCTAGGACCAGCAACAGGAGTATCAGAATCAATAGAAATTAAACATCCATTTGTAGCACTAATAGTAATCGGTATATTAATGCCACTTACTGTAACTTGAGAACTACTCACATATGTGCTTGGAACTTGATTAGTTACGTCAAGTGGAGGAGTAAATATTGCATCACCATCTGGACCACTACCAGTTATAACCGTCCATGTAGATATAGTACGTTCTCCCACTTTAATTTGTAAAGTGTTAGGAGTATTAAATGAAGTATTGGATTGTAAATAGATAGTTAACTGGTCACCATTTTCTACGGATGTTGGAAATACTCCAATAGATCCATTATTAACTCTTACGCGAACTAAACTAGAATCTGTAGCAACTAATTCAACAGGCACAGATAATCCAGCTGTCAATCCAGTAATACCAGCAGATGGTTGCTTATCGGATCCAACCAATACATCAGTTAACTGACCAGTTTTATCTTGGAACGAAAAATTGGCTGGTGTATCATCATCAGCAACACCAGTAGTAACTGTCCATGTTGATCCGTTTGCCGTATCAGCAATTGACAAATCTGTAAATACAGGTGTTAAATTAGCATTAGAACTTGGAATTCTTAATTGTAAGTAATCCCCATTACTTACAGTTCCACTAGTTGACCAAGAAGCACCAAGTAATACTTCAAACCCATTAGCATTAGTACTAGTATTACCAGATACTGATAAAGCATATTCACCTGTGCCACTAACACTAATAGGACCATCCTCACTCATTCCTTGTACTGCCAAAACCTCACTATAGATCATTGTGTCTGGTTCAACAGGATTTAGATCAGTAAAATTTGGAAATGGAACAGCAAAATTACCTGGGACAGCTTCATTTTGTACATCCCATGATTCAGTCGCTGTTCCAATTTCCAGAACAACCTTCATAATTTGAGTGTAAAAAGTAGAAGTTCTTCCTCTTACCTGTATCCTTGCACCATTCTCAACTGTTACAGAACTAGTATTATCAATCCAACCAGTGTCCCAAGTCCCATTACCATCATAATCAATACGCATCGCAACATAATCAGTAACAGCAGCTCCTCCAGGTATAGGAACATTTGATGAGACACCTACAGCTGCCTGTGTAGTTGGTGTTAATCCGCTAACAACAACAATAGATTCACCAGCTCTACTACCGTCAGCAAATGTATATAAAGTATCTACCTCAGCATCTTGAAATCCCTCCATGGGATATGGATCTGGAGTAAAATCCTCCTTAATCGTAGTAATTAACCAATATTGAAGTAAATCACCAATCTGAAGAGTAACTGTTTGAGTTGTATCCCAAGAAGAGGGTGCCTTAAATTTAAACTGAACGTAATCGCCTTC